AAGCATGACATAGTTATGTGCTTTACTTCTTACCCTACATTTCGACATGAGATATTCCCTGAGTACAAGATCAACAGGATAGGTAAACGTAAACCACTAGCACTCAAGAGTGTTATCAAAGAAGTAAAAGAAAGATATGAAACTGTTGCCTATGAAAACTTAGAAGGAGATGACGTACTTGGTTTGCTTGCTACCAATGGCAGATACAAAGACCCGATCATAGTTTCAGTTGATAAAGATATGAGAACACTACCATGCAAACTTATAGCTGATGATTCGATAGAACATATTACTAATAAGAAAGCAACAAGACATTGGTTTGAGATGTCGTTAGCAGGTGACGCTGGTGATGGGATACTAGGTATCAAAGGTATGGGTATGGTTACTGCTTCAAAGACTTTAGCTAATACACCTGATACCAAAGAAGCACTATGGTCTAAGGTACAGGAGACATATACTAAGAAAGGTTATACGATTGCTGATGCTATCTTGAACGCAAGGCTTACAAGAATATTAAGAGAAGGAGATTATGATTACAATACAGGTGAAGTAAAACTTTGGAACCCATAAAGAAAACCCCAAGAGGAACCACACCCTTGAGGTTTTCTTAGCGTTGCAACAAGGTAACCACTCCTTGCTATCTACAGACTAACATATAATATAGAGATAGCCCTTTAATTTTTGTGTCTTTACCAGTAATTACTGACGAACTTATACAAGCTTTAGATGCTGTGTTTCCTAACAGACACCCAGACTTATCGCTTTCTGATCGTGAAGTGTGGTATCGTGCAGGGCAGAGGTCTGTTGTTGACTATCTTATCGAACAGCAACTAAGACAAAAAGAAACTATGTTAACGAACAGAGTATTGGAGAACTAGCTATGTGTTTTGGTGGTGGTAGTCCTCAACCTAAAGTTGCAAAATATGAAAGCAAGAATGACCCTGTTGTAATTACAGGTGAACAAGAAGGTCTAGAAAAGAAAAAGAAAAAGACTGAGACAGCAGACTCATTAAAGATTGCGAAACAAAAAGAAACTAAAAACTTTTCTAACCCAACTATTGCTACAGCACAAAAGCTAACGCAAACTAAAAAGAAGACTTTAATTTAGTTCATGCTAGTATAAGGAAAAAATAATATACACTTGCCATGTGTTTCGGAAGACCCTCACCACCACCTGCACCTGCACCCGAACCAGTTGATTCTCCTATAGAAGATACTGCTGATGCAGTAGTTGTTGGTAAGCAAAAGAAAAAGAAACAAGCTGATACGCAAATTACTATGGGTAAGAAGATGGGAACTAAATCTTTACAAATTCCATTACTTGAAAACCAAAAAGGTGGAAACTTAAATTACCCAACCTAATATGGAATACTCGGCACAAGGCACAACCGCAGCAGGTAGGTATGAAGCACTTGTTAGTAGTAGGTCTGTCTACGATAGAGAAGCAAAAGAATCTTCAAAGCTAACGATACCTAGCTTGATACCAGAACAGACAACTGGTACGAGAGCAAGAATAAAAACTCCTTTCCAAGCTACTGGTAGTCGTGGTGTGAACAGTTTGTCGAATAAATTATTAATGACTTTGCTGCCACCAAGCACATCATTTTTTAAATTAGAAATAGACAACCTTGAAATAAGAAAACAAGGCCAAGAACAAATGCAGAGTGAGATAGATAAAGGACTACGTACAATAGAAAATGCTCTGATGAATCAGATAGAAATATCTAATGACAGAGTTGCTATGTTTGAAGCTATCAAGCATCTTGTCGTATCAGGTAATGTCTTGTTATATCTTACAGATGCAGGTCTTAAAGTTTTTCCATTATCTAAGTTTGTCTGTAAGCGTGATGAAGTAGGTAATGTATTAGAAATACTAACTAAAGAAACAATACACCCACAAGCTTTACCTGCTGCTTTCTTAGAACAGATCAAGAAGAAAGAGAACTATGATGCTAAGACAATGACAGATGACCTTGATATATATACACATATAAAAAGGATTAATGATGATGTCTTCTGGTTTCAAGAATGTAAAGGAGAAAAAATACCAAACACAGATGGTAGATCAAGAGTAGATGTAACACCTTGGCTACCTCTTAGATTTATTAGGGTTGATGGTGAAGATTATGGCAGAGGTTATGTTGAAGAATACAGAGGAGACTTAATTAGTCTTGAGTCTTTGATGCAAGCTATAATCGAAGGTGCTGCTGCTAGTGCAAAAACTTTATTTCTAGTCAATCCCAATGGTGTCACAAGGGCAGCGACTATTAGTAAAGCACCGAATGGAGCCGTAAGAGAAGGTACAGCAGCAGATATTTCTGTAATGCAAGTTGGTAAGAGTGCAGACTTTTCTGTTGCTTTTAGTGCCATACAAAGAATAGAAGCAAGACTTGAGTTTGCTTTCTTGATGGCAAGATCAGTACAACGTGACGCAGAAAGAGTAACAGCAGCCGAGATAAATCTTATGGCACAAGAGCTAGAGAATAGTCTTGGTGGTATCTATAGTATCTTGACTCAAGAGTTCCAACTACCATACTTAAGAAGACGTATGCACTTGTTGGTAAGACAAGGTAAAGTTCCCAAGCTGCCTGATGAACTGGTCAAACCCAAGATAGTGACAGGACTTCAAGGACTTGGTAGGGGTAATGATAGAAACAAACTAATAGAGTTTATAGGAACTGTAGCTCAAGCATTAGGACCAGATGTAATGAGACAGTACGTGAATGTAGATGAAGCGGTCAAACGTCTTGCTACCAGTATCGGTATAGATACTGCTAACCTAGTAAAAACACAAGAACAAATCCAAGCAGAACAAGAAGCTGCACAACAGCAGCAGCTTATTCAAAGTCTTGGACCTGCTGCTTTAGGCTCACCATTAGTTGATCCTAAAAAATTAGCTGATGCTTCACAACAATTACCAACGGAGGAACCTCAAGATGCCCAACAACAAGTCTAGAAAAAGAGATGAAGACGGAAAGTTTGTCTCTGAAAAAGCTATCGTTAGCGAACTAGGTGTAAACGATACACCAGAGCCAAACGAACCAAAAGTGGTCGAAACTAAAAATGGTCGTACAATAACTTATAACTAACCTAAAAAATTATGACATCATCACAAGTAAACATTTCAGAAACACCACCAATGTCTGCTAATGACTTGGAAAGTTTAAAAGATGAAAATGGTTTATATGCTGGCAAGTTTAAATCTGTAGAAGATTTGGTTGGAAGCTACAAAGAATTAGAAGGTAAGCTTGGTGCTATAGATCAAACCAGAGAAGAACCAGAAGGTAATGCAGAAGAAACAGAAGAGCAAGAAACAGAAACTAATGATTCTGAATTTAATGCAGAAGAATATTATGGAGATGGCCTTGCTTCTGTATTAGAAGAAGTTGGTATTGATCCACAAGATATATCAAATCGTTTTGCAGAGAATGATGAAATCTCTGAAGATGATTACAGCAAACTAAGTGATGCTGGTTTTTCAAGACAAATTGTTGATACCTATTTAGATGGTCTACGCAATGCTGGTTTAGCAGGTGAAGTAGATGCACAAGGTATTAAAGACTCAGTTGGTGGAGATGAAAGCTATGGTCAAATGGTTTCTTGGGCTATAGAAAATCTACCTGCCGAAGAAGTCCAAGCCTTTAACAAGCTTACTGATACAGGAGATGGACCTGCTATTAAGTTGGCTGTTCAAGGTATCTATTCACAATACAACAATGCTATGGGAATTGAACCAAATCTTTACTCAGGTCGTGCTGCTGCTAGTGGACCTACACCATATAGATCTACAGCAGAAGTAAAAGCTGCTATGTCTGATCCTCGCTATGGTAAAGACGTTACATATACAGAGAGTGTATATTCTCGTCTAGAAAAAAGTGACGTATTTGGCTAATGGCTACACCTACAAACCCAAAGCTTTATGCAAGAATTAAAGCTAAAGTAAAAGCAAAGGTCAAAAAATGGCCTAGTGCTTATGCAAGCGGACAGCTTGTAAGGCAATACAAAGCAGCAGGTGGAGGTTATTCTTAAAATGAAAAAACTAACAGACAAACAAAAAAAGAATCTTGATAAAACTGGTGATGGTAAACTCACTAAAGAAGATTTCTTATTAGTTCGCAGACTAAAAAACAAAAAGAAAAATGGCAAAGCTTAGTCTCAGTCAGATAAGAACTCTGAAGAAACATTCAGAGCATCATTCTAAAAAACACATGGATATGATGAAGAAGCTTATGCGTGAAGGTTCTTCATTCAAAGCTGCACATAGCAAAGCACAGAAACAAGTAGGCAAATGAGTCTTGATAGATGGTTTAAAGAAAAGTGGGTTGATGTCAAAACAGGCAAGAAATGTGGCCGAGGTAAGAATGAGAAAGGCAGACCCTACCCTGCTTGCAGACCATCAAAAAGAGTTAGTAGTAAGACTCCAAAGACTACAGGTGAAATGAGTAGTAAAGAAAAAGCTAGATTTAAAAGAGAAAAAACAGGTTCAGAAAATATTACCTATCAACATAAGAGAAAAAGAGATACTTTAAAGATTGCGTAATAGTGTTATATTTTAAATAGCTTACATTTTTTATGTCAAAGGGTGTATCAATGACTAAGGCAGATAAAGACCCCACAGGTGGTCTTACTGCTAGAGGTCGGAGAAAATACAACCGAGCAACAGGTGGAAACTTGCAAGCTCCTGTTACTAAAACAAGTGGACTTTCACCTAGACAGAAAGCAAGAAGAAAATCTTTTTGTGCAAGAATGTCGAAGGTAAAAGGACCATTAAAAAAAGATGGCAAGCTAACTCGCAAAGCTCTTGCATTACGCAAATGGAATTGTGGGTCTGTAAAAACTTAACAGAGTAGAAATCTAAATATCCTTGTGCCTGATGCGTCAGATACCACTTGAGAGAAAGGATTGAAACGAAGTTAGTTACTCAAATTTGTAAACATTAATCAAGGAGTTTTTCTATGGCTAACGCCACAGTCTCACGTCTTGGTTTGGTTAATAATACTGGTACAGCGTTTGACGCACTTTTCCTTAAAGTTTTTAGTGGAGAAGTTCTAACTGCGTTTGCCAGAAATAACATTTTTAACGAGCAACTTCATTCAGTTCGTACTATCACAAGTGGTAAGTCAGCACAGTTCCCAGTATTAGGAACTGCTACTGCTGCATACCATACAGTAGGAACTCCTCTTGTTGGTGCTAACCAAATCAAGGCAAACGAAAAGATTATCAACATTGATGATCTTCTAATT